TACGTCTTTTGTAGAATAATCTATAGAACCATCCCTTCCCATAGATACAAAAGGATAGCTGTTACCCTCTTGCACTTCATCATATATACCTGCACTTAAAGTATTCGTTAGGTTAGAGTCTCCGTTTAACCTAGAGTAGATAGCACTTTGTATAGCGAATTGTCCTAATGCCATTAGTCTACATACCCTCCCTTCTTAAATATTCTTTTGATCTTAGGTCTGTTTCTTTCCAAAGCAGGCTGCATAAAAGGTCTAGGGTCTATAGTAGATGTGCCAAACTCTAAATAAGGTGCGTATGGTGCAGATGCAACTATTTGCCCTATAACTGTAGTTCCCTGCTGTTTTACGCTAGAGGTAATATTACTTACCAAGAATCCTGTATCAGATGCAGGTGGCTCGCCTTTAGCTGATGCTGTATGTTGTCTTCTAGGATTGTACTTTTGATAAGTGATACCAGTACCACCTTTCATAATACTTTGTTTAGCATGACCTTCTACTATCGTGGTTGATCTTTGTACTAACTGTTTAAGATGTTTTTCAGGGTTATCAACCATACGTTTCTTAAGTTTCTTTTGAAAACCTTGTAGATTTTGTATGCCACTCTTAGCCATTATCCTGCTACTCCACGTTCACATTCAACTTCTAGATATCTGTTTCTATTATCTAAATTCTTTATGTATTTGATGTTGTAGTTGTCACTATCGTAACGTATGCGGTAATTAGTACCTATATCCCTTCTGTAACGTATCGTAAAGATATGAGTTGTCTTTTCCTGTACTTGACCTTGCCTAAGCGTTTCATTGCCTCTAGTGGTCTCTATATTAGCGTATAGGTTAGATAGCGTTGTGTAGGCTTCTGTTATACCACCGCCTGCATCTCTAGTATTTGTGGGTTTTTGCAATTCTATCTCAAATCGCATTTTGCCTATACTCATTAGCCTAATGACATTAATGAACTTGAACCAAGACCACCATGTATGACGTAAGGTGCATACAGACTTTTCATAAGTGTAGGTGCGCCCTGTGCCTCGTACATATCACCCCTATGCTCATACATATAAGCTATATGCTGCAACATACCTAATCTTATCGGTTCAGGTATAGCGTAAGCAGTTGTGTAACCTGCTACATAAACAACTTCTATGGCATTGGCTACTCTTAATGCTGTAGGAAATGTTTCTCCAGTTCTTAGTACGATTCTTGCAGGCTCTCTTTGAGTATCTACATAATACTTTGAAGCTGACATAGTTGTAGCGGTATCGCTATCGTTATAAGTCTTAACAGACGTAACACTAATTACAGGTGACTTAGGTAAAACAACGTAGTTCTTGTAGTAGTTAATATCAGGTGCAGTTCTCATGCCTTCCCATAGAGGACTCTCTGTATCTAGAGCAGTGTCTATTGTAAGAGTAAAGGTCTGTTGCATTAAGGCTCTGTTCATGTGTTCTTCTGCAAACTGCCTTGCTGCAATGATTAAAGGCTGTACTACTCTTTCATCAGTAGCATCATCAACCCTAAGATACTCTTTGACCTCTTGTAGAGATAAAGGCTCTGCTGTGGGTTCTGTGGTTACTTTTATTCCTGCCATTACACTAATGCTCCAAATATTCCTGATGTTATAGCAACACCATATAATCCCCAAATAAGGTACTCCATTCGCACGAAACGAGCAGACCCTGACTCTAACCTCTTCTCAAGGTTTTCGTACCTTATAGCGCAAATCTGCTCGTGCAGTTCTAAAGCACTAACATTATTGCTTGGTTTCTTCTCCTGACTCGTCAACTACTTCTGCCTCCTCAACCTCAGTTTCTTCTTCGGTTTTGTTGATCTCGTTATCTAATATCCATTTCTTTCTGCGTTCTGTGTTGTTGGCATTATCGTCTATATCAAGTTGCACTTTTATCAATGCACCTTGTAACTGACCTAAATCTCTTTGGTAATCAAGCAATCTAGCAAACTGTATCTTTCCTTGATCAGAAAATGTGTTTGCATCTACTTCAACTACCTCGCCATCTTTCTCATAACTGAACGTAGGTGTAGGGTTTTCGTTTGAATTATCTTTGGTATCTACCATGTCTTTCTCCTAAGTTAAAAATATAATCATAGCACTAAGACTCTAAAGCCTCAATTCTAGTCTTAAGATCGTTTATAGATGTAGTTTGTGCTTCTATTATTGTTTGTTGTTCTTGGATTGCTTTAACAAGTAATGGTGTAATTCTTCCATAGTCCATAGTTTGTGGGCTTACTGTTCCATCATCTTTTACAGCATCTTTTTCACCAGTTACAGCATATGGAAATACTTCTTCAACTTCGTGAGCAATAAAGCCTTCTTCTTCTTTACCACCTTCAATCCAATTAAAGTTGACTGGTTTAAGCTGATTTAGTCTGTCTAATCCGTTTTCTAAAGGTGTTATATTTTCTTTTAATCTGTAATCAGAAGAAGTGTTATAAACAGTAGCGTTACTTGATACAAGAATAGAGCCAACTGTAGAGTTATTGCTATTAAGCATAGCTGCAAACAAATATGTAGTATTACCAGACGGTACAGACCTAAAAGCCCCATTATTAGCACTATAAGAGATGCCTCTTACATCAATACCTTTAGAACCACCACCTCCATCAACAACCATTTTATAACTGTCACTATTGTTAGAAGTTGTATTTACTAAAAGTTGACCAGTAGAATTAATTGTCATGCGTTTTGTACTTCCAGTATAAAAAGCCATACTGTTATTACCATGATAATACTGTATCAATCCTGCGTACTGTGCTGAACTACCATTTGCATTTGAATCAGCAAATGCAATATGCCCATAACCTACAGTTCCACCTGTCGTGGCAGAATACAAAAACAAATTGTTGGTTTGAGTACCATCACCTATAACCAAACTGTTACCACCTAAAGAATTGAAACTTGTAGGTGAAGAATTTCTAATGCCTACGTTTCCAGAAGAATCAATTAAAAGTCTTGTGCCTACATCACCATCATATATTTGAAAAACATCTGTATCAGTTCCTATGCCTGCACCAACATACCAATTAGCAGCAGTTGTAACAAAATTTACTGCTGCATTTCTTGCTCTATTGTTTTTTAGTACAAGATAAGCTTGGTTGTCTGTTGCTGCATTATAAACTTCTAGTATTTGAGAAGGACTCGTAGTTCCTATGCCTACTCGGTCATTACCACCATCAACAAATAACATATTAGCATTACCATTAGATTCAACTCTAAAGTCTAAGTCGTTACTTTCATCATTTATAACTAGTTCAGTAGGCATTATATTAACACGACTTGCTAATCCTCCGTTAAGCATAGTATTTATAAACACCCTTCCATCTTCTGTGCCATCACTTGCATCTTTAATTTGTGAGCCTATTTCTCCATAAATAACATCTTGACTATTATCATTACGACCTTCGTACTGTATTTTACCTAACTGGTCACTATCTGCAGGAGAACTAGAATTTCTATACATTCTAAGATTAGGTGCAACATTAGCATCTGCATCAGTAGATGTTAGAGTTAAATTGTCAGAGTTATCTGCTACTGTAATTGTAGCTCCAGCAGAAGAAGTTATAGCACCATCTACTTGTAACGTACTGTCCAACGTAGTAGCACCTGTCACATCTAAAGTACCTGCTATGTCTATGTTGGTGTCTATCTTCGCACTGGTGACTGCGTTGTCTGCGATCTTAGCTGTAGATATGTTGCCATTAGCAATCTTAGCTGTGGTGACTTGTAGGTCTGCTATATGTACTGTGTCTATAGAGCCGTCAACGTACTGGTCTGAATCTACAGAGTTAGCTGCCATCTTACCTACTGTGATCTGTGAATCAGCTATGTGGGCTGTGTCTATAGAACCATCTGTGTAGTGTTCTGAGTCTATAGCGTTATCAGCTATCTTTGCACCTGTGACCGCATCAGCGTTTATGGCTGCTGTTACTACAGCGTTATCTGCCAGTTCTGCGGCTACAATCGTTCCGTCTGCTAGCTTGTCTGCGGTTATAGAACCATCTTCTATCTGTTCGCTTTGTACTTTAGTGTTTGCCATATTATTTTATGCGTTTGGAGTTATCTCATAATCATCAGGTCTAGAATCTATTGTGTTTTCTATTTCTGTTTTTATTTCATTTATTCTTGTAGCACCTACTCTTGTTTCTATCCAAGATTGTAGTGTTTCTTTTGTGATATCAGTAATTTCAGAAAAAGTATCTGCCGATACGCCTTGTTCTAAATTAAAGTCTATACATCCACCTTGTGTAGCAGACTTGCCGTCTTTAGTTCCAGTTATATTCCATCCTATGTCTTGTATAAGGTCTCTTTGTTGACTCTCTATGTTATAAGAAATTATTTTATTTATTTTTATATCCCACGTGTATTCCATATCAGTATCCTATGACCATTCTATTTTAAGATTTTTCATGCTTGTTTCTTTTCCAGCACTCGCGTCTCCTGCTCTTGTAATTCTAAAAAAAACTGCTGGATGTACATAAGCAGGTATATCTACATCAAAGTAAAATCCTTGATTACTACTTCCACCTGCGGTGTGATAATTGCCATAACTGATTGAATGTGAACCACTTGATCTTATGATTGTAGACTCTGATAAAGTTACGCCACCATTGGTATATCCTGACAAAATAGCGTGACAGAATTTGGCATTGTAACCAGATATATAAATTTCTAATTGCAAACCTCCCCATGCTGTTCCTACTGTTCCCTCTGGGTTTGGCACAGAAATTCTAAAATTCCCTGCATATGACCCTGAAGCCCCTGCCGATCCAATAAACGTCCAGTAATTACCATGATGATTAGCTGTGTGAAAATTAGTTGAAAGGGAAGTTCCATGTATAAGTAAACCACCTCTTTCTACCTGTAACCCAGCCTGATCACTAGCAATATAATTAGGATCATTTGAAACTGAGGTAAATCCAGAAGAATTAATACGCATTCTTTCTGCATAACTATTTGCATTAATAGTTTGAAAAGCCAAATAACCACTTCTTGTAGAACTACCTTGATAATTCCCTTCCTTACCTCCAATAATCTTAGCTATACCTTGAGCTGCATCTGTCCTAAACTCTATATTTATTCTATCTCCAGTATTATTCTGGTCGTTAGAACTTTCTACAATTAAAGCTGTTCCGTCTGCTCGTTTAACATGTAAAGTTTCAGAAGGACTCGTAGTTCCTATGCCTACGTTTCCTGTTGACATAAATGTAGCAACAATACTATCGTTATCATCTTCAAAGATTTGCCACTTACCTGCTGCTCTTTCTCCAATTTCCCAGTTTGTTCCGCTAGATGTTGAATCTTGTCTAATAATTGAATCAAGAGGTGCAGTTCCGCCCAAATGTAATTTTGTTGAAGGACTCGTAGTTCCTATGCCTACTTTTCCATCACTTTGTTTTAAATGTAGTTGTCCTACATTACCTGATGTATAAATACCAAGATCGTGAGCAGTATTTGTATAAATTTGAGTATTAGCACCATCACTTCTAAGCATTAATTCACTTGAATCGCCTGTGTCAGTTATCTTCATTCTTGTGTCATCAGAACTTGATATTTCAAGCGGTGAATCAGGACTATCAGTTCCTATACCAAAGTTGCCTGCTCCATCTATTACCGCATCTACACGACTGTCAGTAAAATTATAAAATCCTAAATAATTACTAGCAGATGCAAATAATCCAAAGGCATCTCCCCCTGCTGTATCTGTAAATTTAAGGATAGGGTCGGCACTTGATAGATGTATTAATGCTGAGGTATTTAAATCACCAGTCATAGTGCCACCTGCTAGTGGTAGCTTAGCTGCTATAGAGTTAGTCAGGGTTGTGTTGAG